ATAATTACCATATAATATAACTCCTTTTTTTTTAAATTTATTTATATCAGAATTAAATTTTTTCCAATTGTAATTATTTGTATCTTCATATATATTAAATATTGTATCATTTATTTTTATTTCTTTATATTTATCTTTAATTAAAAAATTATTTATATTTATTACTTGTAAATTTAAATCATTAGATAATTCTTTTGCTATTTCAGATTTATTTGTACACGGTAGTCCTAAAATAAGTATAATTATTTGTTTATATTTTTTTATATAAGCTTCTAAAATGTTCATCAAACAATTATATAATATTATATATATTATATAATTATATATTTATGAGTTTAATTAATGATGGATTATTAATTTTGATTAATATAATACATTTAATTGTTATCATATTTGTTTTAGCTGCACCTTTTTCTAATTCTAATTATTTAATAATGATTCATATTATTGTTGTGCCATTTATTATACTTCATTGGTTATTAAATAACAATACTTGTTGTCTTACTGTTTTTGAAAGATATATAAGAAAAAAAACTACTTGTGAAAATGTTAAAGATGAAGATTGTTTTACATATCAATTAATAGCACCAATTTATGATTTTAGTAAAAATCATGAAGAATTTTCTTTATTTATTTATATTCTTACAATATCTGTATGGGCTTTATCTGTATATAATATTACTTATAAAATTACAAGTGGTCAAATCACTACAATTAATGATTTAATTCAAATTTAATATACTTTATATATTAAAACAAATAATATTGTTAATAATAATATAAAAAATATTATATTATATATAAAATTTCCAAAAATTACTAAAGTAATTCCTATCATAAATCCAAATATACAACTTAATAGTAATAGAATATCAACATATTTATTATCCATTTATAAATTATTATATATAGTAATCCAATAAAATTTTTGTACTAAATTATATAAAATAAAATGTAAATTTCCGAAATTATTTATCACATAAATAATTAGTACAAAAATTTTGTTGGATTATTATAATCTAATAAATAAATTAAAAATACTTTATAAATTAAAAAATTAATTTATAAATTAAAGAATTATTTATATAATTTTATTCACAAATACTTGATGTTGTACTCATATTTGATTTTATTCCTAATTCTAACATTTTTTTTTTTAAATTAATATTATTTTGAGAACCTCCAAGTTGTGATCTTTTAAAAATATCTATATCTAATTTTGAAGAATTATTTAATTTTTTTATTTTTCTATCTTTTATTTCACTTATTGATCTTAAAGTATCTGTTTCCTCATAATTTCCTCCCATTTGTTCTAAATCTAATATTGATGTTTCAGAATATTTTTCTGATTTATCATTAAATTTTATTTCTGATGTTTCTGAGTATTTTAATGATTTAAAAATACTTTTATTCATTCCACCCATTTGAATATTAACTTCTGGAACTTCAGATGTAACTGATAATAAATCATTATCTTCCATTTTTTTTTCTTCTGATTTTAATTCAAATGTTTCAGATAAATTATTATTTGATTCTAACTGTTCTTTATTTATTTCTATTTTTTCTCCTGTTAATTTATTACATAATATTATACAATTTGAATTTTTATTTTTATTATAAGATTGAATTTGATAATCATTAATATTTGTTTCTAATAATAAATTTAATATAGACAATATTTTTGATTTTGTTTCATTATTTAAATTTAATTTTTCCATTTATTTTATTATATTATAATATTATATTATTTTTTTATAATATATTTTTATAATATATTTTTATAATATATTTTTATAATGTATTTTTAAATTCTTCAAATTGATTTAATAATTCAAAAAATGCATTCATATCTTCTGTATCTGATATGGTTTTTATTAAAATTGATTTTTTATATAATCTATCAAATTTTGATGCAATTTCTACTGAATAATTTTGTTTAATTTTTTTTTTTAACTCAATTATTATTTTTTCTGTATTTTTATTATTATTTATTAATATATTATTATCTGTTTTTAAATAATTTATTATTATATCAATATGTTTTTTAATGTCATCTTTGTTTTTTATTAGAATTTTATAATTTAAATCTTCAATATTATCTTCTACTAATATTTCTTCTAATTTATTTATTTTACTTTTTTTCAATTCTTTTGATGAAATACTTAATATTTCTTCTGATTTACTTTTTTCTAATTCTTTTGATGAACTACTTAATATTTCTTCTGATTCTTTTAATGAATTACTTAATATTTCTTCTGATTCTTTTGATGAACTACTTAATATTTCTTCTGATTTACTTTTTTCTAATTCTTTTGATGAATTAATTAATATTTCTTCTGATTTACTTTTTTCTAATTCTTTTAATGAACTACTTAATATTTCTTTTGATTCTTTTAATGAACTACTTAATATTTCTTCTGATTCTTTTAATGAATTACTTAATATTTCTTTATTTTCTTCTAATTCTTTTTTTATTGGTATATTATTTAATTTATTACTATTAATTACTTTTAATATATATTTTTTTAATTTTACATTTGATAATTTATTATTATTTTTTTTTTTAGTTATTTCTATATTTAAATTATCTAATTTATTATCTAAATTTATTGATTCTGATAAAAATTGTGATTTATAAATATTATTTTTTAATATTAAATTTGAATTTGATTTTATAAAGATACTTTTTGATTTATTACTATTTTCTAAATTATATGAATTTATTAAATCATTATCACACATTGAAGAATTTGATTCTAATGTATGATGATTATATAATAAATTCATTCCCAAATTATTACTTGCTTTTTCTAAATTATTTAAACATCCAATAATATTTTTATTATTTGTATTTTTTTTCATTTTTATTGTACATAATTTATTATCATTACTATCAATATTACATTTTATAATATTTGTAGTTTTATGTTGTTTTAATATATAAATTAAAGAATCTATATTTAAATTTACTACAGAATTAACTTTTATTTTACAATTGCATAAATTTTTAACATGTGATTTAATATAATCGCAATGATTAAAATAACATTTTTTTCTTGCAATAAAAAAATATACAAGTATTAATTGATAATTTTCTTTATATTTGCAAGACATATAATTTAAATCAATATTAATAAAATTTATAAATAATGATTCTGATTCCATTGAACTAAATAATATTTTTTTTTTGTAATTTTTTTTAAAATATAAAATAAATTCTGAATGTTTTTTTATATTATATTTATTTTGCAAATATTCTAAATTATATTTATAATGATTATTTACAAAAATAATTAATCTTATAATAAATTTATTAATTTTATTTTTGTTATTTTCTTGAATTAAAATATCAATCATAAGAATATGGTTTTATAAAATTAAATAATAAAAACAAAAAAAAAATAATACTTAATATCTAAAAAAATAATACTTAATATCTAAAAATAAATTATTATTAAATCTAAAATTTATGCTTTATTTTTATATAAGTTAAATTAATAATATATTTATATAACTTAATTTTAGTATTAATTTCAATTATATTTTTTTTTATATTTTTTTGTTTTGGATGTTTTTTAATATAAAAATCTTGTCTTTCATAAGCACATTTTAATATATTTTTATACTTTTCTTTTAATTCATTATACTTTAATCCTTCTAATTTTATTAATTTTGATTTTAATAAACTAAAGTAACTCTCTATTGAATTTATAAAATGTTGATAAGGTACTGAATATAATAAATTATTATTTTTATTTATTAATTCTTTAATTTTTTTATGTCTATGAGAACTTGCATTATCTAAAATTATTAATATAATTATATTAATTATATGGATTTAATTTTTTATATTTAATTTCAGTATCGGATAATATTTTACACATATAAATTAATTTATCAACAAATTCTACAAGATATTTATTTTGATTAATAAGTATTTTAATATATAATGATAAATTATCAGTTGTATTATTTTCAGTTTCAATTAATTTCATTAGTTTTAAATTTATATTTGATTTTGTATCAATTTCAAAACTAATATTTTCATTATTTACATTATTTTCATCATCATAAATTTCTTGATTTTCATTTTCATTTTCTACTATTTTAACAAGTTTAGAATTTATATTTGACTTTGTATTAAATTCAAAACCTTCTTCTTCATTAAAAGATACATTTTTTTCAAAAGTTTCATTTAATTGTTTAAAATTTTTAAACATTAATGAATTAATATCAGAAACATTATCCCAATTTAAATTTGTATTATTTAAATTTTTATTATTTAAAATTATATATTTATTAATAATATTATCTGATGGATCAACTAATTTTTTAATAAATTTAATTAAAAAAGTTTTAAAATTTAAAACTATATTACTGTAACTTATTTTATTTTCCACATAATAAAATATTTTTTTTTTAATACATAAATCAATTAAATTATTTATTAAAATATCAATAGAATTAATTTTATCATCTAATGTTTTTTTAGATTTATCTAATTGATAAATTTGTTTTATAAATTCATTTACAATATTTTCAATTTTATTATAATTTATATCTTTATTCATAATATATTATTTAATAATTTATTATAAAAAAATAATAAAAAAAACATTATTAATAATATTTATATAAATAATAAATTATACTTGTAATACTTAAAAATATTAATAATAATTTACTATAATCATTTAAATATTCCCAATAATTTATTATTGTATATATTAACATAATAATACCTCCAATACTTAAACTACACCTTATAATCCAATTTGGTAAACTATTTTCATTATTAAACCATATATATCCAATTATAATACCAATTATACTTATAAAATAAATTATCATAACATATATACTTATTTTATTATTATTATCATCATATTGAATACTTATAATTTCTGCCATTTTTGTAATTAATAATATATATAAAAATGATATTATACTTATAATTATAATATTAAATCCACCAATTTTATTTAAATTATTTTTATTATTCATTAAAATATAAGTATAATATAGAAAAAAGATTTTTATTTTATATTATACTTATAATTATAATATTAAATCCACCAATTTTATTTAAATTATTTTTATTATTCATTAAAATATAAGTATAATATAGAAAAAAGATTTTTATTTTATATTATACTTAAATTATTAGTAATTTCATTATCAATATAATTAATAATTTCATCCAATGTTTCTGAATTTAATTCTAATTCAATTAATGAATAATTTAATTTATTTTTATATGTAAGATAATTTTCATATAATTTAATTCTATTATCCAAAAAATTATTTTTACTTTTAAACCAAGTAAAAAATATATTTGCATAATATTCTGACAATCTTAATAAATTTGGATCATAATAACTACCAGAACCCAAAAATTTAGATGTTTGTAATAATAAATAAAAAAATTTAGATAATATATTTGTTACCCAACATGAATAACATTCTTCATTGCAAAATTTACTATTAATTGTAATATCTTTATTTTCTTCTTCATGATTTTTATTGTAAATTATTAAATTTGTTAATATAGGTAATATTTCAATTATTAATTTTGAAAAATTATTATTAATTTTATTTTTAATTCTATTTTCTGAATCAATTCTTGAATTTAAATAATCTATATTATAAGATAATGATAAAATAAAATGAGAAATACTATCAAAATTAAATTTATATGAACTAATCATTTTTAATCTTATTTTATTAAATAAATTAATAAAAGCATAAGCCATATAATAAGCATGTATATTAATTTTATTTTGTTTAAAATATCTATTTGATTCGGTTAAAAATAAAATTCCAATTATATAATCTATTGGTTCTATTAATTCAATTGTGATAATTTTTTCTTTTTGATTTGTTATAAATTTAATTAAATTTTCTGTATATAATTTTATTTTATTATTTGATTTATATTTATTATTTAATATTTTTATTTTATTTTCCATATATTTTAATTATACTTTATTATTTGATAAATTAAACATAATTTTATTATATTAATAATTTTAATGTTTCTGATGATCTAGTTAGTGATGTGTAAAGACATTTTAAAGTCTCATTTAAATTTTTATTATCAAATATATCATTAACATCAATAAAAACATTTTTAAATGTTGAACCTTGAGATTTATGAACAGTTATACAATAACCATAATTTAATTGTGCAAAACAATCTATTATTTTTATTTGATATTCTTTATACAGATTATTTGTATTTTTTTCTATTTCTATTTGTAAATCATATTTATACATTGTATCTTGTTTTATTTTATTAATAATTTTATAACATGATGTTTTTAATTTATTTATTATATTTTCAATTTCATTATTTATTTCTTTATATTTTTTTTCTGATTCTGGACATATTGATAAAATTATGTAATTAGATATATTTTTTAATTTATTTTCTATATCTATTATTTTTTGTATTTTTAATTCAAATATATCTATTTCATCATATAATAATTCATTAATTGCATTGTAATATTTTTTAAATTTTTTATTTAATTCTGGTGTTAAATTATTATTAATTTTAAATTTTAAAAAATCAAATTTGTATTTTATCTTATTTATTTCTATCAATTTAATATGTTCCGATGTGTAAAAACATATTAAATTATTTTTTAATTCATTTATTGATTCATTATTTAAAATTTCTATTTTATGAAAATTATTAAAAATTAAAATTTCACCAATTTCAAAATATTCTAAATTTTTTTTATTAAATATTTTTTCTCTTATATATTGATTATATATGTTTAATTTCTTATTTGTCCATGTTAATATTATATTATTATTGAAATTTTCTATTATTGTATTGTAATTTATATTATTATTATTATTTTCTACATTTTTTATATTTAATAATTGAATATAATGATCAAGCCATTTATTTGTTTCATTATTTTTAAATGAAAATAATTTTATAGAATTACATACAAAATTTTCAATATGTGGCATTTCTTCTAAATTTTTACTAAAAATCCATTTACGATGAGAATTACACAATTCTGTTATATTATTATTTGATGTTCGTATTATTTTTTCTAATGTTAATATTTTAATTGAACTATTAAATATTTTTGATTCTGATTGATTTACTGGTGGTAATTGTGCAGGATCACCTACATATATAATTTTAATATTTAAATTTGACTCATAAAATAATTGTTCTTGAATATCTGTTATAATTTGATTTGATAACATTGAACATTCATCTACAATTATTAAATCATATATTGACCAATTTGATTTAACTTTACCCTTTGCAAAAAACTTTTCACCTTTATGATCTATATAAGACTGGTAATTTAATAATCTATGAATTGTCATTATATTTATTATTTTTTTTAATTCTTCATAATCTTCAGAATTTTTTAAATTTGTATATAATTTAGATTTTGCTATATTAACTGCTTTATGTGTTGGAGCAACCATTACTATTTTTTGGCATATTTTTGTTTTTATTAAATCATTAATAAATTTTGCTATTAATGTTGTTTTTCCAGTACCTGCATAACCTGTCAATAATATTTCTCTATTTTTATTATTTGATTTGACAAATTTAACTAATTTCTTATAAATATAATTTTGTTCTTCTGTTAAGTTCGTATTTAAATTCATTATTATTTATATCTTAATTTCAAAGTTAATTTCAATTTTTTTAAGTATATAATTTGTAATTTATAAATATTATGCTAATAAATAATTTTAATAATATCTAAATATTTTGGCAGCTCTATAAAATAGTTTAATTTAAAATATTTATTAAAAGCATAATATTTTATTATATTATGTAATTATTATTAACATGCTATTTTTTTTAATTGCTTCAACTGCTTCAACTGCTTCAATTGCTTCAATTGCTCCAAAATTATAATTATTTTTTATATTTATATTTAATTTTATTTAATAGTTATACTTTTTATAATGTTATAAAATAATATGTTGAATTTAAATATTTAAAATTTCATTACATTTTATAGATTTTAATATAATAATTTAATATTATAATTGTTGATTATTGCATTTTTAAATAAAATATGCTTTTTATTTTTTAATTTTTTTTTATGCTTTTTTTATTATAAATTTATGCTTTTTTTATTTTTTAACCGTTTTTTTAAGATATAATTATTAATCGTATTTACTTTTTAACTTAAAAAAATTTAAATTTTACTTTTTTATTGTTATTAAAAAAATTAAATAATTTAAAAAAAAAAAAATAAAAAAGTATAGTAATTTAACAAAATTTTTATACTAAATTATATAAAATGTATTATTTGAATTATTTACTATATAAATATTTAGTACAAAAAAATTGTTGAATTGTTATAATTTTTAAAAATAAGAAATTATAATTTAATATTATATTTTCCTTTGTCTAAATTACTTTTTTAAAATGTTTATAATAATATATATTATAAATGAAAAAAAATATAAAAAAATAAAAACATAAAAAAAATAAAAATCAAAAATTAAAAGCTAAAAATAAACTTGTTGTTAATTCTATATATAAAAATATTAAAAATGAACATAAAAGTTTATATAATTCATATCAATTTAAAACTAAAAACCAAAAGTATACTCTTAAAATAATTTTAGAAGCTTGTATTTATTTAATAATTGTAAGTATAAAAAGATTAAGCCTCACGCTTTTTATAAAAATTATGTTAAATTAAATAAATATAAAATTTTTGAATCTACATATAATAATTTACTTAATAAGTATCTTAATAAAAATAAAATTAAACATATATATACT